ATTAAGTTCGGACGAATTGGCAACACAGACCGTAACGCACCACTGTTTTAGTTCTAAAAGAACTAGAATGTATCTGCCTTAAAGAGCAGAAGCCCAGCGGAAGGAAATCTTTGTTCTTCCGCGAACTACACGACTCATAAAAGCCTCTTTCTCAAGAGGCTCGGGCGTTCCAAGTACGGGCAACGTGCCTTTCCTTGTGAGTTCCCATTTATGAAGAGCCCTGTATCCGTCTAGAGGATCCGCAACTTTGCCGGTACGAAGCTTAATGCCGCGTACTTCGCCGCGTTGTAGATCGGAATTCCACCTATGAATGGTGGAAACCTGTCTAAACGAATGCCAGCCGCTCACTTCAGACGTATCTGGAACGTGGGGTACCATTCCCACGACTTTCTCCACTCTATCTCGGAGAAAAGCACACGTCTTCCAATAACCTTTTCTATAGAATTGGTTAGCGGTCGATATGTTTCCTATTATTGCTGAAGCGTCGTGGCGTGATGTTGGCAGTGGATGCCGCATGTAAACTGGGGTAACATTAACCCCCATGTAAGCATCCATCCCGCAGGACTCCCTGAAGTAACCGGAGGAGAATGATTTCTTCCTATTAACCTTCAGGCCTGCGGCCTCAAGCTGCTCAATTACCACGCTAACCTCCTGTGTAGGTATGATGATATCATCACCATACACAAACACGTCTTTCGCGACTTTTCTAACGTTGCGAAAGTTTAAAAGGAGACCTCTGTGCTTCAAGAGTGCTGAAACTGCGATGCTATAAAACACCATAGCTTCAACGGGAAAGCACAAAGCACTACCTTGTGAGGCGAACTTCCCAAGAGAGATTACTCTCCCCGAAGGAAGCATAGCCTTTTCAGAACGGCATGCAAAGACAGCACGCCTGAGATCAGGCTGTTTATTAAACAGTCTGGCGACCAATGCGGGATCTACCCGATCACTGGCCTCTGAGAGGTCTATGGTCGCATTCCGACGAGTCTTTGACGACTCGAAGGCAAGGTTGCGATTGATCTGCTGGTTGGCAAAGTTTATATGCCCACCGACGACTCTAGAGTCTTCGATGTGCGAAACTAAGCTCCTCGCAATGCCTTGTTGGACTTCTTGTGTCCAAATTGGCTCAATCGCGATTACTCTGGGAGTCTTCATTGTTTTCGGTACGAAAACAATGCGAACGGGTGGCTCATCCTTTCTAGGAATGAGTTTTATGTTCAGCTCGCCATCAGATAAGTTATCTGATAACTCATTCAAGTTATAGAACTTGTAATGTGAGCTTGGCATCACCCGCTCAAGACGCTCGGTCCACCTCCTATCAATGTACTTACGGTTTCCGTAAGTTCTATCGACAGTAGAACCGGGCCCATGTCGGGGACTAATTCCATAATCGCGAAGCTCAATGCTTGTACGACTAAGAATATCCCCATACAGATAATCAGCAACAACACCAAACTGGTGATATTGGCTGTATCGTCTGACGACACGGTATCCAGATACTTCCCCATCAGTCGTAAGAAACTGCTTTTCAGCTGCTTTATTACGGCCAACGGTGCACTCAATAAGGATTTTATTGAAGGTAAGGCATATCTGCCTAATTGCTTCAATAGCGTCAACATTGGGTACATCTTGTAAGTCTCCTTCTAATGTGAACACTTGGCGACTCAAACCTTGCAGGAATGCAGGGAACGAGGCCTTGCTTGCAGACTTGAAACCTGCAAACGAGGTAGCGCCTATGCGGCCAGTTTCGAGAGCATATTCAAACGCTTTTGCAACTGCCGGAAGAGTGATCGTTAAAAACGAGAACCCTTCGTGTTCGACACGCGATCTTATTGTTTCAAGATCGCGAGCCATGGAGGTGCGACAAGCAGTCCCGGCATCAGCCAGAACTGCCTCGAGGAGTGCCACATATTCTGTGGTATCTAGTCTTTTCATTGTACCTCACATTCAAGAGGATGCAATACTAGACCAGATGTTCTTCTACTTGCGTAGGATCCTTTTGATACGCTTAGTCATAGGAAAAATGCCCTTATTCTTGGCTTTTTCCCACCGCCGCATCTTATAACGAAGCGGATCCCGTTTAGGGTATGCATCGTTTGCGGTTACATAAGCAGCATCACCCCCGTTAAAGGGGTAATGCGTGCTCATGTCGTGCGTATCAATCTCCGAGTCCTCATACATAAGGACCGCGTTCAGGGCATTTTCATGCTCTGACTGGAGGGCGTAGGCTACCATTTGATAAAAATAGTGGCCCTTATCCGTTCTCATTGAAGCTACTCCTTACATATGGGTTGATCCTGAACCGCTATCCTGACGGATAACGTTCCCTGGTTTGATTCAGGGATTCAGGTAACTAGGACTCGAGACCCAGAAGCTTGCCAACATTAGTAGAGTTGAGCCAAGCAAGAAGCCCCGCGACGTCATATCCAATCTCAGTATCGGTAAAACCGGTAATGGGATTATCAATGACAAGGTAGGCCGTCATAAAGACGTCCACGTTGTTTGCGGGTGTCAACGGATCAGCGACGAGTTTGCGATGTTCCAACTTGGAAACATGGCGCTCGCGCTTGTTCGTTACGTTGTGCGAAAGCGTCAGGATATAACTTCCATCAGCTTTCGCATAAACGGACTTCTTTCCCTCGCGGCTAATCGCTGCGAGAGACTGGGCGACAGCGTTAACAGTCACTGTCTGCGGATCAGAGAACATCTGTAACTTACTCCTATTGGTAGGTTGGTTTTGGTGACATAGGTAACGGCTCTTTTAAAACCGTTGAGCACCTATGGCAGCCAGGATTGTGTACTGAAGGGGTGTTAAAGCCCCTCCAAACGACAGGCCAAACGGATGGCACGCTTCGCGTACTTTCGTCTCATAGTAATGAGTCGTTTTCGTACTGAAGTAACCATCTGTGCCAAAGAACTGGTATTCCCTCCGCGTCTCTTTCATGACGTAGAGATACCTGGCAACCGTTCGATCAGCCACCTGTTCGGATAGTACGTTAAGTACGTCACCGACATTGGAGAACCAATCGAACAACCAGGACCAGGGCATGGCATTCCACACTACCGCTGGGGTCACTCTTAACCCCAGAAGACCTGCCTTTAAGTAGGCTTCGGTAGTTGGCAACGACGTATCGCCTAGGTAGAACACGAATTCTCCTGATGCCCACGCCTTAGTGGTCATCGCTAGAGAAATCCTATGTCGCCAGGCGGACGGCCTCTGAGTACGGCCAGGCCAATCCACGAAAGTGTTTCGGCTAGAACCGAGGGAATTAACATCCCTTATAATCAGAGTCGTAGCGTCGTCGAGAAGTGTCACGCGTCTTCTAACGGGTTTCCCGTTGTTCCGAATCAAGAATTGGAACTGTTGATCTAACTTCTCAATCGTTTTGATTGTGTCCATTAGATCATTTAGAAGGGGTTTCCAACCAAACTGTATAGCTAGGAACCAATCCGAAATGTCACGCATAGACTCGATCCTCCCCTTTATCAGGGAAGTGAGATCTCGCGCTTCAGCTAGGATGACACCCAGATCAAGCAGTGGGTTGGTGGGCTTCGCAGCTGCGAAAGCCCTCGCGTGAAGGTCGTCAACATTTAGGTCGATTGACGGAGGATAAGTATCCTGCGGGTTGATACCACTATGGTTTCCACCTGTTAGGATAGTTTGTAATCCGTATTTCACCCTATTGTTGCCGGTCCAAGGAGTAATAGTACCGGTACCTTCGGCTTCGTGAGTCCACCATCCTTTACGGATTTGTAGTGGTCCGCCATCGTCATAGAAGTTCGTTTGACGAAATGGCTCGAAGTTGGGGTTCCGGACCGTATCATAGCACCGCGAGACATTTTCGAATTCTCGAAAGTCCTGCGGATACCAGTCGTGTTCGACTTTGGTAACACCGTTTCTCGCCTGTCCGACTGTGGTAGGAGCGAAAAGTTTCCACTTACGCTCCCGCCGCCGGTTAAGACGGGGTAACTGCGGGCCCCAAACTGGGGTCGTAGTTGAGGACGGCATTCTATGATACTTCCTTCTTCTCACTAGGTCTGTCAGAGTTCGGTGCAGTCGCACCGGGAGTCCCTCACGG